GTTGGTGCTACTAAACCGGTACCTGAAATTTTCGAGATTGACGCTGGATAGCGCCCGCCTACGAAACAGGCGTATTGGTAAGCAACAAGTGTAACTGTGAGATTCAAACCGGCGGTTTGATCCATTCTCACCATTGTTGGTTGTGAAGCATCTTCAAATAGAAGCATGTCAGCACGGCGAACAATAAAGATCATATCTTCGTTGCCACCTGAACCACTTGTTGTGGTTACTTTGCCTGATGTCACTACAGGAAGGCCGGCTATTGAAGCGCCGGTATTGCCATAACCCGCAATAGGTCCAACACCAAGCGCGTTTTGTGGTACTTGGTTAGTTGGCACTACCAAAGGCCGCCCGCTGGAATCTTGCCCCGCTTGCATTGCCGCTAAACGGCGCGGGTGCATCAGAATCAGATCAGCGCCTGCGAAACGGTTGCTGTTGATCTGTTGGATACCATCAACAATTTTGCTGTAAGTTTCAGCGGCGGTAGGTGAACCGTCAGTATAAGTAATAGCGTTAGTTCCGCTAATGTTTGACAGTCCAAGCAAATTACCTGATGAACCTGAGCCGTGTATAACTTGATCTTCTACTGAAGTAGCTACAGCGCCCATCATGTCAGCGGCAATAAGGGCATCTATGCCGGTACCGCGCTCAACTGCTTGGCGTGAAATTTGTTGCCCTGAAGCAATAGTTCTAACGTCAGCGGTTAGCAAAGTGTCGTCAATATCTGTTTCAGATACTGCGGCGTTTTCTGATGCTTGCGCGGTGGCGCTTGCGCCTGTAGTTACGCGGCTGATGTTAATTGTCATTCCTGAATCAGGAAGTGGAAGGCTGGTGCATTGGTCCGAGAATGGCCGGCCTGCTCTGCTTAATTCAGCGGCTAGTTGTGTCAAATATTGTGGCACGACCAAACCGGCATAGTTGGCGGTTGTTCCGTCGCGGTATTCAACGGCCATTTCTTCACGGTGGCGGCGAATACGATCGCTAGCGTCTATGTCGCCATTGAATTGGCTGTTATACATATCCTGAAAGAAAGAATTACTGCGGTTTTCTTCAGCGTAGGTGAGTGGTTCGTTAGTAACTACCACGTTGCCTACTGCGCGGGTTTCGGTGTCGTCAGTTGCGTTTACCTCTGCGCGCAATTTAGCGGCTTCAAGGTTAGCTACCTGTACGGCGCGAAGCTCTGCGATTCTAGTGTCAAGCTCATCAGCTCGAACGCTTAAATCTTTAAGGCTTTGATCTTCTGTTTCGGTTAGGTCGCGTTCTTCGTCAGCGGCACGCGTGACTAGGGAAGTCTGTGTGTCGCTGATCTCTGCCCGCTCTTCAACCAACTGGTCTAAGAGTTTCATTATTTTTTTCTCCAAATAGGTTTATTGTTTTCCTGCTTCGGGTGCTGTCGGGTGGCTTGATCGGGCCGGCGCGAATAGCGGCGCTAAGCGTTAAAAAGAATAATACAGCCTGCGTTAAGGCTTTACAAGTAAATGCCGCCAATGCGCCAAACGCGGAGCGATTTCTTCGTCATCAGGGTCGTAAGCGCGAACACTCAACACTTGTGCGTCGCTGTACGCCGGTTGGGTGACTAAACCGACATGATCTAGTTTCGCTTCTAAGCGTGTGATATGTTGCCTGCCGTTTAGCTGACTAGTTT